CGTGGCATCATTGGCGGCGGATAATACGGAGGATAGGAGAATGACCATGACTCGCGACGAACTGATCAAACACTGCGCGAAACGCAGCATAGAGCTACTGGCAGAGCGTGGCTGCGACTCACCTTATGCGTTTGAGCGCCTCGGTATAGCTGAAGGCATTATACGCAACGCTTCATACGGTTATCTACCATTCAAGGCGCAACTGTGCCGCGATGCTGCACGCGAAACAACCACGGTCACGGGCGCGGTGCGGGTATATTGGCGGTCGTATCAATGACGAATCAGCCCATTGAACACCTCGCGCGCAAAATGCTCGCGACCGCCTACGCTGATTTAGCCGGCATTGGGTGGGAGCCTACACGTGGAATTAAGGCTGCGCACCGCGATGATGCAGCGTGGTGGTTTGTCGAAGGCGGACACGAGCCGTGGTGTTACATCATAGGCATAGACCCTAAGCTCGCGTTTCGCCGCGCACAACAAATCGCATTAGGGGAGATCCAGATATTATCGACGGGAGGAAACAATGAACTACAGTGATTTACATAGTTGGCAAAGGAAACCGAGCCGACGAATACAGCCACCTACCGGCGGGTGAGTACACCGGAGGGGAAACGAAATGAAAATCACGACAAAACAGCGCGAAGAAAAAGACGGCCGGCTGAAGCTCGAATGGCGGTTTACCGCTGAGGGGCACGCTCCGGTGAACGACTACGACATCGAAGCTGAATTGGTTGCAGAGAAGGCGACCATCGTCGCATCAAAACCTTCATACTACATGGAGCTCGGCGAAGCGTACATGGTGGCGACACAGGAGTATATCGGCCCGAATCGCCAAGAGTGCCACAACGGCCTGTACCTGCTACTCGGAGCGGACAACGGCGAGGGGTGGCCCGGAAACAGCGACCCGCATCAATGCCGCTACCACGGATGGCGCGGCACGACCAACGATTGGGCAATCTACGCTCATGGCCTGCGCCGCGTGCTCGATGTGCGCGTGAGCGGTAAGCGCTCGAAACGAGTGGTCGTAGTACTCGGTCGTGATCTTGTAGCCGAGACGCTTCGCATTAGGGGAGATCAAGGTATTATCGACAGGAGGAAACGATGAACTACAGTGACTTACGCTACCAATTCGGGTTGTACCAACGAGGCGCGATCAACCGCCGCACGCTCGTGTGGTGGATCGGCAAGTATCAGAGGGCGAATATCGGAGGGTAGTCCTTGACTATATCTACTAAACAGTATATAGTTGAGTATTATGGCTGGCGGAAGACCGAGCAAGTATAAATCACTCGAAAACACGGTTGGTGTATGAGCAAAAAAATGCGAGTTACATGTCGAGGCGCTGACTCGTTGCCGGTAGATGCAATAGTAGAGTTCCAGGGTGCGCTAAAGACAATAACACAAGACAATCTCGATAGGCTCAAAAGGTCGATATTGCGCCACGGGTTCACTGCACCGTTTTTCGTATGGCAAAGCGCAGACAACCACCTGCTTGACGGACACCAGCGGCTCAAGGCGCTCATCGCACTACGTGAGGAAGGCTACGACATGCCACTGTTGCCGGTAGTGTACATTGACGCAGACAGCGAGCAGCATGCTAAAGAGAAACTGTTGTACATATCGAGTCAGTACGGCGAGTTTACGAGCGAGGGATTCGCGGAGTTTACCGCCGACGTTGATTTTGACATGAGCGACATACAACTTACATCTGGGGAATTTTGGACGGGCGATGTACCTGATTTTGAGCCAGCTACAGAGGACGAACAAAGCAGGTTAGATGAGTTAGCGCCTAAGATGGTAGTGTGTCCGCATTGTGGTACGGAGTACGATTTACGTGAGCAAGAATGATGTTGATCTAAAAGTCGATTGGGCGTCTCATGCAGCGGCTAAGTATGCGTGTGAGCATTGGCACTATAGCAAGAGCGTTCCGGTCCCGCCATTGGTCAAAGTCGGCGTTTGGGAAAGCGGCCAGTTTGTCGGGGTGGTGATTTTTAGCCGTGGCGCTTCATCCAACCTAATGAAGCCCTACGGATTAAATCAAGACGAAGGCGCAGAATTGACGCGCGTAGCACTAGGCAGTCATACAAGCGCTGTGTCTAGAATTGTTAAGATAGCCATGGTATTTTTGAAAAAAGTCAGTCCAAAGTTACGATTGATAGTGTCGTTTGCGGACCCTCAATATGGCCACCATGGCGGCATATATCAGGCGGGGAATTGGGTGTATGCTGGCGATACCGCAAAGGGCGTCGAATATTGGTATAACGGAAAGCGCCTACATAATAGACAGGTCTCAGAAAAGGGATGGAACATACAGCAGGGGCAGAAAAAGAAAACGGCCAAGCCGAGCGACTGCTCAATAGTTCGCACGAAAGGCAAACACCGCTACCTTATGCCGCTCGATAAGAAGATGAGGCGCAAAATAGAGCATTTAAGTCAGCCATACCCAAAGAAAGAAAACACGCGCGCCGGTAGTGTTAATGGTAGCACACCTGATAACCTGTCAGGTAGTGGGGGTTCGATTCCCACCTCGGCGCTTAGTAAAGAGGATTGAGAGTGAGTAACGCAAACGGCAACCGATACGACAGACAAACCGTACTCGACGCGATAAGCGGCAGCGGTGCGATTATGTCCACGATTGCCAAGCGGCTCGGGTGCGGATGGGCGACTGCTCGCACCTATGTACAGCGGTGGAAGGAGACGCGGCAGGCATACGAGGACGAGGAGCAGACTATTCTTGACATGGCCGAGAGCACGCTATATCAGGCGATACGCAATAACGACGTGCAGGCGGCGAAATGGGTGTTGTCTACTAAGGGAAAGGCGAGAGGGTTTAGCGAGAAGTACGAGCACGAGGTAACAGGGGCTGGCGGCGGTCCTGTTGAGGTGAAGGTAAACCTTGTCAGATCAAATCAGTCTTGACCTACCGGAAGCATTTGCCGAGCTTTTCGAGCCGAGCCGTTACAAAGTCTACTACGGGGGGCGCGGTAAAGGTGCATCTTGGAGTTTCGCGAGGGCGCTTATTATACAAGTCCTGCATAAAGGCTTGCGAGTGTTGTGTACCCGAGAGTATCAGAACAGTATCGCCGATTCAGTCCACCGTCTGCTAAGCGACCAGATTGACCAGATGGGGCTCGCGCATTGCTTTGATATAACTCGCACAGATATCAAGTGTAACTCAGGCGGTATGTTCATTTTCGAGGGTCTCCGGCATAACCCGACGAAAATCAAGTCTATGGAAGGCGTCGATGTCGCTTGGGTCGCAGAGGCGGAGAAAACCACTGCCGAGAGCTTAGATATCCTTATCCCGACTATCCGTAAAGAGGGGAGCGAGATATGGATTGAGTTCAATCCCGATGACGAGCACGATCCAGTGTATCAGCGGTTTGTGGCAAACCCGCCCGACGATTCGATCGTGAGGTACTTAACCTACCGAGATAACCCGTTCTTCCCGGATGTGTTGCGGCGTGAGATGGAGTACGACCGCAAGGTTGACCCCGACAAGCACGCGTGGATATGGGAGGGCAAGACAAGGTCTATATCGGACGCGCTCGTGCTGCACAACAAATATTCAGTCCAGCCGTTTGAGCACGCATTGGATGATATTGAACGATACTACTACGGGGCCGACTGGGGATTCGCTGAGGACCCTACGACGCTTGTCCGGTGCTACGTCCTCGGCAATGAACTTTACATTGATTATGAAGCGTACGGGATAGGGGTTGATATAGACGCTACGCCGGGGCTTTTTGATAACGTCCCGGAAGCTCGAAAATGGCCGATAATCGCAGACAACGCGAGGCCGGAGACGATCAGCTATATGCAGAAGCGTGGGTTCCGGATGGTGGCTAGCAAGAAAGGCAAGGGGAGTGTTGAGGACGGCTTGCAGTATCTACGCAGCTTCGAGCATATATATATCCATCCCCGGTGCGTGCATACTGCCGACGAGGCTGCGAGCTACAGCTACAAGCGGGATAAGACAACCGGCGAGGTATTGCCGGTGATAGAAGACAAGCATAACCATTGTATCGATGCACTGCGGTACGCATTAGAGCTGCGTCGCAGAGCAAGCACCGGCAAGCTAACAGCGGGGAGTTTAGGACTATGATTAGGAATACAAGGGCGGCAATTGACGACGGGCAGTTCCGTCGAGACTTAGACGACAACGGCAGGCTTACAACGCAATCTATTAACGACGCGTTGGGTGAGCTTAACTTGCGCAGGAGCATAGCTCAAATGCTCGGGGAGTACTACACCGGCGAGAACCCGACTATACTCAGCAGGAAAATCCCCGAGAAGTCGCGCGACGCACCGGACAATCGTATAGCGGTAAGTTACGCGCGCAAGCTAATCAACACTGTTGTCGGGTATATGTTCAAGCCGGGGCTGGTGCAGTACGGCAGCGATAACGACGAGTACAAGGCCGTGCTGGACGATGTGTTCTGGGACAACGGCGAGCATTCCAAGACTGCACGTATCGGGAAGCTCATGTCGATATTCGGCGTGGCGTATGAGATACACTATACCGAGCAACGCGATGGCGGGCCGGTGCCGAGGTTTGCGCCGATACCGACTGAGGATTTCATCCCCGTGTACTCTCACGAGGTTGAGCCGAGGCTTGTAGCAGGAATACATAGGTACGCTGAGGATAGGGCGAGCGACAGGACGGGCATTGAGCACGTTGATATCTATTACGCTGACGTGATACAGGAGTTCTTGACTACGGGCACGGCTTCCACGGCGCAGTCGCTCATTCCGAACGGCGACGATTACGAGACGGAGCACGGGTACGGGATGGTACCTGTGGCTGTGTATCGCAACAACGACGAGATAGCGGGCGACTTCGAGCACGTCCGCAAGTTGATAGATGCGTATGACATCCTAATGTCGGACTCCATGAACGAGTTCGACAGATTCGCATGGGCGTATCTCTTACTGAGGAATATCTCGATGTCGAAGGACGATGTCGAGGACGCCAAGCGCAAGCGTGTGATTGAGATCATGGGGGAAAACGGCGGCGTTGAGTTCTTGACTAAGCAAGTGCAGACTGAGTTCATCGAGTTCATGAGGAAATGGATTAGGGAGGAGATCCACAAGCAGACTCACATCCCTGATATGGCGGACGAGCAGTTTGCCGGGCAGCAGTCCGGGATCGCAATCAGGTACAAGTTGAACGACCTCGAGAATATCGCGAGCGTTAAAGAGATTGGCTTCCGGGAGGGGCTGCGCCGGCGGATTGATTTGCTCAACGCCTTCTGGCGGACACAAGGACGTGCGCTTGGTGATACGAGAGATGTCNATATCATGATGCAGCGCAACGTACCCGAGAACTTCCTCGAGCAAGCGCAGATAGTCGGCCAGTTAAGAGGGCATGTGTCGCACAAGTCTTTGCTCGACCACGTTGTTGGTTTCGTTGATAACGCACAGGACGAGATTGACGCGCTGCAGGAAGAGCAGGATGTGCTTTTTAGCGATGTAGAGGGCGAGGATGCCGACACCTGAGGAGTTGTTCCGACGTTCGCAGCGAGAGTTAAGGCGCAACATCGGGCGCTATGAGCGCGAGGCGACACGTATCTACGCGGCTGTACGGGAGAGCATACAACAGGAGCTATCGCGGGTGTATGAGCGGTACGCGGTTGACGGCGTATTGACTCGGGCTGAGATGACTAAGTACAACCGGCTGTCTAAGCTGGAGCAGCGCCTTAACGAGTTGATAGGAGACGGTACGCAGAAGGTACGGGCGCTGAACAGGCGGCTTACGCGCGAGCAAGTCAACGAGTCGTTCTTCCGGCACGCGTGGAGTATAGACAACGCAATGGG